TCGGTGTGGACGGTTTGACGGCGACCATTCGGCGTTTTCTGAAATATCTGCCATATGCCATTTTTATATATAGTTATATATTATTTCTTTAAGTTGTTTTTTAACGCAATTATTAATTTTGATTTAAAGACTATTTATTATAGTAATTTATAATGTCTGAAGTAGTTCCGTTAGTTCCGGTTGGGGGTAATACTATTTCCCCAACCTCTAAGCAAATCGCTCCCTCTATTAGATGGTGCTTTACTTTAAATAATTGGACTGATGATGATTTAAAGTCTATTAGTTCCATTAGTTCCAAAAATTGTAAGGTTTGTATTATTGGTTCTGAAGTAGGTGAGCAAGGCACTCCTCATTTACAAGGTTATTTAGAATTTAAGACAAAATCTAGACCTTTATCTGTTTTTACTAATAAAAAGATACACTGGGAAAAATCCAAAGGTAATTTACAAGATAATATCACTTATTGTTCTAAAGAAGGAAATGTTGTTTTTTCTATTGGTTGTCCTAAACCTGTAAAAATCATTACTAATCTATATGACTGGCAAAAAGATATAGAAAAGTTAATTTTATCTGAACCTGATGATAGAACTATTCATTGGTATTGGGAACCTAAAGGAAATATTGGTAAGTCTCAATTTATTAAGTATTGTATTGTAAAGCATAATGTGCTTTTTTGTTCAGGAGGAAAAGTTGCTGATATTATGAACCTTGTTTTTAATCAAGATATGGATAAATGTAATTGTGTTATGTTTGATATTCCGCGTGCTAATGCTGGTAATGTTTCCTATAGTGCTTTAGAAAGTACTAAGAATGGTATGGTTTGTAATACGAAATATGAAACTGGATCTAAAGTGTTTAATTCTCCACACGTTATTTGTTTTGCTAATTTTCCCCCTGCTGAAATGGACAAGTTGAGTGCTGACCGCTGGAATGTTATTAATTTGCGTAATGATGAACTCGATTCTGATGATGAATTCTTATAATCTTATGGTATGACGCGTCTTGATGACGCATCGCTTGTGTCGCGCTCTTCAACACCGTATTGGCCTTCGCCAATACCCACAGGGCGTTTTCGCTTGACTTGCGTGGGTTTTTAATAATTAATAATTATGATATTATTATCATAAATATTAAGTTGAATATTTAGGCATCTTCATATTCTGCGAAAGACATTGCTGAAATATGATAAAATGAACCGTTTATAGTTGTTGATATTGTTGTAGGGACTGTGCCTACTAAATCTCCAGCGGCGGAATGAAATGTTGCGAATAATGTAAGATTTTCAATATCTGGATTTTGCGGAGTAGTTACTAACTCATCATATAATAATGTTTTATTTTTAAGAATATATTTTGTTACATCAAATCCAAAACTTCGTGTAAGTCCAAAATCGTTAGATTGTGATGTAATTGATGGAACATTAGGCGGTGCTGATACTGTAGAAGTTCCTTGATAGGTTTGAGGTTCTTTACTTACTGAAAGACCTGCTCCCATTTTAAAACGTTTTTTAAAATAAATCTTGTATAAATCTTTATTAACATTATATAGTGTTTCTATCTGTTTGCCTTCCGGTGTAATGTCTGTTGCTCCTGACTGATAAAAATTAGTTAATGGATTACCATTAATAGGTGCTAAATTGACTTGATATTTACCAAAGTAAATAGTTACATAACCACAAAAGGAATTTTGTAAAATTCCATTAGTTACTTGTGATAATGTTGGGACTGCCGCAGGGACATAGTCAAAATCTTTGTTAGGTTGAATAAGACCTTTAATAATCCAGCGTTTAAGTTTGATTTTATTGCCTACGCGTTCTTGAATAGATGTGCCTTGTGATATGTTAAACATACCAACACCAGTTGAACCTGGTGTCCAAGTAAAAACACTATAAGTAGATGTGTAAGGGGAGACTGTGAATTGATTAGAAAGAGCACAAACTGCTAAGTTTTGTGTTACTGTTGCTGTATATTTATTCTCAATATCTCTCGCAATAATCGCTTTAACTTTCGACGCAAAAGTAATTTTAGGCGTTTTACTATACTTTTTACGATTTCTTGTGTATTTTCTCGGTGTGGACGGTTTGACGGCGACCATTCGGCGTTTTCTGAAATATCTGCCATA